ATGAAGTTCTCGGCCTACCAGGCTGACGACGAGATGTGCTTTTTTATGTGCTAAAAAGCTTGGGGGCGGCGCGAGGGGCGACGAGACGGGGAGGGCTTTGAGGCCCTCCCCGTTTTGTTTATGCGGGTGACTAGTTATGGAACCAACCCTAATGGCGTATCTAGCAGGCATTTTAGATGGCGAAGGGCACCTGGGCATGTACTCCAGAGGTCAAGGGCGCAAAAAACTACGTCCGGTGATGGAAGTTAAAATGACAGACAAGCAGGTTATCGAATTACTCGCGGCTACGTTCGGTGGGTCGGTATACAAGACCGCATTAGTGCCTGGGCGAAAGCAGCAATGGCGTTGGCGTATAAAGGATAATCGGGCGCTGGGCGCGCATAAGGCGATGTTGCCTTATCTACGCATCAAATTGTCATTTGATTAGCCCCGTTTTGCTATGGGGGACGCCATGCTGGAATGCAAATTGATCAAAGACGACGACTTCAAGAAGGCCACTGAGGAGCGCATCAAGCTGGCGCGCTCGCGCACTACCGACGACGCCTGGAAGGCCGCTAACAAGGCCACTTACGGCTGGGCCAGCATGCACGAGATCGTCGGCTACGGGGTGATGTGGTACATGCCGTGGTACTACTCCCCCACGGACCCGGGCTGCATGTACCGCCGTGAGGCGGCGTTGCAGAAGATGCTGGAGGGCCAGTCTCCCGGGCACCTCAGCCGCTATTACTGGCAGGACTGGTCCGACAAGCGGCCCCCGCTCTGTGTGATATGCCCCAACGGGGTGGAGTGGATCGTGGACGCCAAATCCAGCAATGGCGACGGTTGGGTGGTGCAGGGCGATGCCCCCAAGCTGCGCGTGCACCCGTCCATCCTGGTCCCCGGCTACCACGGCTGGCTCGGCACCAATGGCGTGCCACCAGGCTGGTTCAGCAACGACCTCGATGGTAGAGGTGCTTACGGTGAAAGGAGGTGAGATGAATGGCGAAACGAGACTTGACCCAGGACGACATCGGGATACACGTCATTTTCGTGGACCCTACCGGGCGCGAACATGATGCGCTGATCACGGCAGTTCATGGGACCAAGTGCATCAATCTGGTGTATGTGCTGAAGGACCCGAAGCAGTATGACAACTATGGCCGCAAGACCAGCAAGCAATACACCTCGGTGATGCACTCGGAATGGCAGCAGGCGCATGGCATGTACTGGTTGTTTCCCGGTGAAGAGCGGGACATCAGTGCGATGCCGGAAGGCTCTCAGGCCTATCTGAGCAAGGCGAACCCGGTGACGGCCGAGTAGCCGCAGCGGGGCTACGTGATCCCGACCCACGAGCGACGGAGGGCGTAGTTCTTGAGCAAGTACGAGACCAAAGTTTTCATCGTCCAGCGGGCCTCGGGGGAGGTCATCGCCGCCAAGCTGCGGTTTGCCGACGCCCACGACATCGCGAAGCGAAACGCCCCAGCGCGGGTGCTGTTCGCGCTCGCCGACAAGACCCTCCAGCTCAACGTTATGGCGCACGAAGCGGACCAGTGACAGGTCTGATCTCGTGCAATTAATTGCACTTCCGGCGTGATCCGTTACATCTGGGGCCAGGTGAAACAGCCCTAGAGGCAGGAGAACCCAGAATGGCCCTCGTCGCGATGACCACGGCGGACACCGTGGATTTTGTTTCGGTCAATGATCCGTCCCGCAAGGTGACCAAGGTCCTGATCGACCCCGAAAACCCCGATCTCGGCAGCAAGGACGAGGTGACCATCGAAGAGGGAGCCAGCGTCTTCAAGCTGCGCCCGCTCGACGTCTTCCTGATGGGGTGGATTTACGACAGCGCCTCGGTGCTGCGCGGGCGACAGGGTGACAATGAGATCGGCGTCCACACCCGGATCAACCAGACCAATATCGACGCGGTCCGCTTCGGCCTGGCCGCGATCCCCAGCAACTTCCGCCACAAGGACAACTCCCCGGTGCGCCTGGTCACCGAGAAGGAGATCGTCAACGGCCGCCAGTATGACGTGGTCAAGAAGGAAGTGCTCAACACTTTGGGGCTGCAGCTGATCAGTGAAATGGCGGACGAAATCCGCAAGATTTCATCGGTAACGAGGAACGAGGAAAAAAACTGAGGCGAGGCGTTATCGCCTCTATGCTCCTGAAAGAGCGGTCGTGTCAGGGTTGCACGCGGCAGAAGGAGTGGGGCTGTAACGCCGAGCTGATCCGCAGGGGGGACCCTGCCAAAGGTGAAGACGATGTTTGGGCGTTTCCGGCAGAGTTACCCCAAAAGATCGACGGTGAGGAAAGCTACGCCTGTCCTCGGCAACCGCTTCACCGCAATCCTCGCTATTGGAGCGACATCTACCTGTATTACGGCATGTATAAGAAGGGGTTTTACCCGCAAACAGGGTCCACTATGGACCAGAGTGCCAAGGCGATTGCGATCTTCCAAATCTTGGACGTCGTGAGCGGGGAGTGTGAAGACGAGTTGCGTCAGCGTGCGCGGGATCAACAAAAACCGCGCGGTGATCCGCTAGTGGGGCGGCGGGGGATGTAAGATGGCGACGCAAGCGCAACTGCAGTTTATCGTCAGTATGCAGAACCAGGCGAGCCAGGTGGCCCAACAGGTCGCCGGGTCGTTCACCCAGATCGGGGCCAGCGTGGTGTCGCTGAACCAGGGGCTGGAGCTGGTGTCCCGGGCCTTCAACTCCCTGGGTGACACGGTGGGGGAGGCGCTTCAGCGCTTCTCCGACTTCGACAAGAGCCTCAACCTGATCGAGCGCGTCACCGGGGCCTCCGAGGAGAACATACGGGCGCTGGGCGACAGCCTCAACGAACTCGCCACCAAGCTGAACATCGTCAAGACCTCGCAGCTGGCCAAGCTGGCGGATGACGCCGCCACCGTCGGCATCCGGGGCTCCGCCAACCTGCTGCACTTCGCCGAAACCATGGCCAAGGTGCAGGAAGTGGTCGGCGAACTCGGCCCCACCATGACCCGGACCATCGTTTCGGTGCTGAACGCGCTGGGGCCGGGGATCGCCGGGATCGACCAGTTCGCCAACGTGCTGACCCGCATCCGGCAGTCCACGGCGTCGTCGGTCGAGAGCATCCTGACCTTCTCGGGCCGCCTCGCCGAGGCCGGGGCCCAGTTCAACCTGACCACGGCGCAAATCCTTGGCCTGGCCGCTGCCGCCTCCGAAATCAAAGGCCTGCAGGCCCAGCGCTTCGGCACCGCGTTCAACCGCACCCTCAATGAGCTGCGCGACGCTGCATTGAACGGCACCGAGGGCATGCGGGAGCTGGCCGCAATCACCGGGGTCACCCGGGAGCAGTTCCTGTCGCTACTGCAGAGCGACCCGACCAAGGCGTTTCTGATCCTGTCCCAGGCCGTGGATGGGGTGCTGAAATCTGGCAAGTCTGCGACCGGCCTGCTGGAGAGCCTACACCTGCAGTCCTCTGAAACCTCGCAGGTGATCTCCGACGTCGGCAAGAACTTCGAGGCCTTCAGTCAGAAGATCAACCTTGCCAACAAGGAAGCCCGCGAGCAGATCATCCTGCAGCAGGAGTGGGAGATCACCCAGAAGCGGTTCCAGAGCGCTACGGATGCGTTGGGGCGGTCGTGGGAGCAAGTCCAGATCGCGTTCGGGCGGGCGCTGGCCCCGGTTGCCACCGTGTTTTTCGAAACCCTGACCAAGGTGCTTGATACCGCAGACAGGGCCTTCAAGGCATTGCCCAGCGGCATGCAGACCTTCGTGGCTGGGCTGGCGACCTTGGCGCTTAGTGCGGCAGCTGTTGCCGCTGCGATCAGTGCCATGGAGGTGGTGCTCGGGGCTCTCGGCATTTCGGCAACGGCAGCGGGGGGCACGGTAGCTGGGGCCGCACTCGCCGCTGCAGGGCCGTGGGCGGCGCTTGCGGTCGCTGTTGTAGCCGCCACGGGGGCGATTATCGCTAACTGGGACAAGATCACCGACTACGTGCGTAACCACGGGCTGGGGAACGCCATCAAGGACGCCTTCAACTATGCCGACAGCCAGGCATCCAAGAGCAATGCCGACCTCTACAACACCATTAAGAGTGGCTTGGCGTACCTGTTCAAGTTCGACAAGAGCGGCTCGACCCAGTTCGGTCGTGACCTTGCCGAAGCATTACGGGATGCGTTCAAGGCCCCGATGAATGAGTTTGAGGCGGGGAAGGCCAAGCTCCGCGACGAGTTCGAGAAGGCCAACAAGTTCAAGCAGGACCAGCTCCGCGCCCAGCAAGAGCGGTCATTTGGGACGGCGGCGTTCATCGGCCCGATGATCACGAACGGCACCCCCCAACAACGGATCGACAAGGCCTTCGAGGACTTCAACCAGCAGGTCAAGGCCGATCAGCGGATTACAATCGATCCGTCGAAGAGCGAGTTTGACAGCGACACCAAGCGCAAGATCGAGAGCTTCGACAAGCAGGTCGCCGCCGTCGATAAGCTGATCGCCGCTGAAGAAGCGCTGAAGAACATCAACCGGGACCCCAACAACCCGCTGTTCAAGCGCATTGCTGAAAGGACCGGGGAGAAGTTCGACGCAGCCACGTTCTCGGCCCGAGCCCGGGCCTCGGCGCAGCAGACCGTCGTGGACGCCAACCCGGTGAGCAAGTTCTTGCAGGGCTCTGGGGATGAATTCCAAAAGTTGCAGGCCATCACGGGTGAGGAGCGTAACCGGCAAGAGATCGAGGCCAAGATCACTGAGCTGCAGCGCCAGCGCCACGTCTTCGCCGATGGTGAGAAGGAAGCCATTGAGGGTACGGTACAGGCACTGCAGGCGCAGCGCGCCGCCCAGGGCATCGGCTCGGCGACGATCAGCGCCAATAACCAACTGATCACGGCGCAGGCCGTTACCCAGGAGCAGAACAACCAGGCGGCGACCCAGGTTCGGATCAACCAGCTCATCCAGCAGTATGGCAAGACTGCGGTCGAGGCCAATTCGGAGGCCTTGAACAAGCTGCTGCAGATGGAAGACGCCGCCAGGCGCATTGCCCAGATCAAGTCGGTGCTGGACTTCGCCCAGCCGATTGCGGCGGCCAACCGCCAGTTACAGAACTACCTGGACACGCTGAAGCAGATTAATCTGACCACTGAGCAGCGGGCGGCGCTGGAAAATCAAATCCGGCAGACCATGCTGGAGCAGACCGACCCGATTGCCGCCTTGCAGCGGTCGCAGGCGCTGGAGCTGGCGCAGCTCTCGACCTCGGTGCAGTGGCGCGAGGCCGACAGTAAGACGCTGGCCCAGATCAACGAACTCAAGCTGAAGGGCGTGGCAGTGGACGCCGACGCGGCGGCGGCCTTGCAGCAGTACAACCGCTTGCTACAGGACATCCAACGCACCCAGAGTTCTGGGTTCGAGGGCTTCGTCAAGCAAGTCGGCGACACCAAGCAGGCCATCCTCGACAGTGAGAAGGACTTCGCCAATGGCCTGTCCACCGCGCTGACTGGGGTGCTGACCGGACAGCAGAACGCCTGGGCCAATTTCATCAACAGCCTGTCGTCGTCGCTGATCAAGCGCGGCATCGACCTGATCCTGGCCGACACCATCAAGGGCTCCGGGCTGGAGAACCTGTTCGGGTTCGGCTCCAAGGGTCTGATCGACCAGGCCAAGGGCGTCTCCGGCTCGCTGGGCAAGCTGTTTTCCACCGCCACCATGAGCGTGCAGGCCGGGGTGGTGAATGTCAGCAGCGCGACCGGAGCCCTTGCGGCAGCGGCCGGGGGCACGCCTCTGCCGGGTCTACCCAACGGCGTTGCCGGGGTCCCCGGGTTCTCAGGGTTTTCGGCGACCAAGACCCCGGATCAACTGGCGGCGGCCACGGTGGCGGCGGTGGGGGGCAACAGTGGCGCGGCCTCGGCCATCACCAGCAACGCACCGGTCAATATCGCGGCCGGGACCGGGGCGATCACGGTGGACACTACCGCGTCAGGCGCACCGGTTATGAACTTCCCGTCACTGTCAGGAGCGGCCCCCAGCCTGGCTATTGGTGGTGCGCTTGCCGCCAGCCAAGGCTTCCCCAGCGCGGCAGGCACGCAAGCCGGGCTCGCGCGCCTCGCCTTGGGGGCACCTGGTTCGCTGCCTGGCGGGGCTATCGGCGACTTCGCGACCAAGAATGCGGGTTTGGATCAGTTCAAGCTGCTGTCGGGGATCGCGGGCACCAATGTCAGCGGCACCGGGGCGTTCTCCGCCCCCAATCTGACGGCAGGGCTCACGGGTCTGCCGAACGGCTGGGGTGCACCGGAATTGGCGCAGTTGACCAAGGTCAGCCAGATGATCGGGGCCGACCCGAAGGCTGTGCTGGCGATGTTCAAAGAGGAAAGCGGGTTCTCGACTTCGGCGACGACCGGCAGCTATTCGGGGCTGAGCCAGATCGGGACGGGCGACCTCAACAAACTCGGTTTCACCCGTGCTAGCTTCCTGAGTGCCAGCCCCGCCACCCAGATCGGGGCCTACGGCGACTGGCTGAAGATGTACAACATCCCCGACAAATTGGCCAAGTCCGGGCTGGACCCGGCCAAGTTCGCCCAGCTCCCGGTGGAGCAGCAGTACGCTATGCTGCAAGGCATCCAGTTCGGCCCCAACCGTGCCAAACTGCTGGGTCAGATTGGGCAGGGCCAGGGCTTCAACACGCCATTCACCTCGGACCCGCAGGCGCGCAACCTGGGCTCGACCTCCATCAATGACATGATGAAGGCCTACCCCAAGCTGTCGAAGGGCTTCGGCGATTTTGGTTCGGTGACCCCGGACGCCACCATCCCACAAGACACCCTGAACCAGCTGCGGTCACAGACGACCCCGGATCAGTTCACCAGTCCGCTGACCAGTCCGTTCGGCAACATCACCAACCCGGGGCAGCAGTTGTCACAGCTGCAATTGCCGGGGCTCGATCAAATCCAGTCCCAGCTCGCCTCGGCGGGCGGCAGCATCACCAGCTACGCCTCGTCGGTGGCGACATCGGGCTCTTCGGCGCTGTCGGCTACCGGAGGCATCAACCAGTTGATCAGCTCGCTCGGCAGCATGGGTAGCGGTGGCGGCGGTCTGGGCGGCCTCGGCAGCCTGTTCGGTGGCTTTGGGGGCGGTGGGTTCGGTGGTGGCTTCGGCGGGGGCTTCGACGACTTCGGGGTGGCCCATGGTGGCGGCCTGATCGGCTTCACCGCGCTCAACACTCGCAGCTTCCACTCCTCGATCTTCAATGGAGCCCCCCGCTTCCACGGCGGCTTGATGGATGATGAATTCCCAGCGGTGCTGCAGCGCGGCGAGCGGGTGCTGACGGCGGGGGACAACGCCCGCATGACCCGCACCATCGACATGCTGGCGGCCAATGCCGGGACCAGCGCCACTAATCAGGGCTTCATGCCGGGCAACGGCGGGGCCCCGCGTGCGCCGATCAGCATCGCCTACCACGTCTCGACCCCGGATCGCGCCGGGTTCGACCGCAACCAGGATCAGATCAACAGCCGGGCCAGCGTGGCGATGCGGCGGGCGGTGGAGAGGAATAACTGATGGCGATTACCTCATTCGTCGAGGAGCGGTTGGACGTCGGGGTGTCGTACGGCGCAGTCGGCGGCCTCGCCTTTAAGACCACGATCCTGCCACTGGCCAGCGGGCGCGAGCACCGCAACATCGACTGGAGCGTGGCCCGGGGCTCCTGGGACGTTGCCTTCGGACTGAAGACCAAGGCCGAGCTGGAGAAGATCAGGGCGTTCCACGCCGCCCGCTACGGCCGCGCCATCGGGTTTCGCTTCAAGGATTGGTCGGACTACAAGCTGGATCGCCAGTCCATCGGCACCACCAACGGGGACGGCAGCGCCGTCGGGACCAAGGTCTGGCAGATTTACAAGCGCTACCAGGACAGCTCCGGGTTCTACGACCGCACCCTGTTCAAACCGGTGTCGGGGACCCTGACGCTGTGGGTCGGGGGAGCCCAGCGTTTCACCCCGGGGGACTACACGGTGGATTACACCACTGGCAAGATCACGCTGAGCGACGCGCTGGCCACCTTTGCCGGGTCAGCCATCGAGGTGGACTGCGAGTTCGACTGCGCGGTACGCTTCGATACCGACAAGATCAACGCCTCCATCGACGAGTACAATGTGTTCTCGTGGGGGCAGATTGTGGTGATGGAATTGAAGGACCCGACAGTCGGATGAAGACGCTCTCCGCAGGAATGCAGGCGCACATCACCAAGCAGGTGACGACGCTGTGTACGTGTTGGCGGGTGATCCGCCTGGACGGCATCGTCTTGGGCTTCACCGACCATGACCAGGACATCTTATTCGGCGGGGTGACCTACAAAGCCCAGACCGGCTTCACCAAGTCGGCGATCAGCAACAGCGCCTCGCTGGCGGTCGATGAGCTGAAGACCGACGGCTACCTCGACGACGACGCCATCACCGAAAAGGACCTGCGCGCTGGGCTGTGGGATTACGCCGAGGTCTCGCTGTTCATTGTCAACTGGCAGGACCCCGACAACACCGGGCCGATCAACCTGCGCAGTGGCCGGTTTGGTGAGGTGACAATCAATTCCCGGGGCAAGTTCACCATCGAGCTGCGCGGCCTGATCCAGCAATTGCAGCAGACCGTCGGGGAGACATACACCCCGACCTGCAAGGCCGACCTCGGCGACGCGCGTTGCAAGTTTCCGTTGATGCCGTCGATCCGGCAAGCGCTCGCCCCGTATAATGCCGGGGATCGGGTGCTGCTGCGCAACAATGCCGGGGACAAGTTCTCAGCGCTGCAGATCATCAACGGCACCTTCCAGGCCGCCAGCGCCACCGACCTGCTATACTGGACCGTCACCAATATGGTGGTGAACCAGGGCATGCAGTATGAGGGCAACTACGCCCTGGCCACCACCGACTGGGTTTGTTCGGCCGAGCAGACCATCAATTTCCCGGGGGGATTGGAATTCGGTTGGGCGGGCCAATTCACGGCGCAGATGCGCTCCAGCACCATCTATCAGCGCGGCCGGGTCTACGTCTCGTTCATCGACACCTTTCAGCAGGAGATCGGTAACGCCACCTCGGGGTACGTCTCGGCCTCGGGCGGCTATATCCAGCTGAGCACGACGTTTAACGTCCCCTTGGGCGCGGTGCAGATCAAGGTCAAAATCCAGACCACGAAATACGACACCGCCCAGGTCCCGGCGTCGGTGCCGTTCGCGGCCAATTACGTCAGTTACTTCGACGCGGCGTCGCTGATCGTCAATGGCACGGAGCGGCTGCAGGAGGGCGGCTTTGAGCCTTTATCGGGCTCGACCCTGACCCCGAATGGCTGGGGCAGTAGCTCGACATTTCGCGCGGTTTCGACCTTTCTGGGCATGACCGGCCCGACGACCGGCAACTACTTCCCGGTGTTCACCAATGAGGGTTATGGATTAGCTTTCTCGTCCCACGGTACCGGAACGGTGGTGATGACCACCAATGACTACATCTCGCTGACGGCGGGGGGCGGAATTACCACCGCCGACATCGACAGCGGCGGCATGGTGCTCGCCATGAGCTGGCTGCAGGCCAGCTGGGAGCTGTGGGGCACCTGCGGCTTGCGGGTGGACTTCTACAACGCCTCCAATGTCAAGATCAGCACCTACAACTCGGACATGATCACCGAATTGCCGGAGCGGGTCTGGGTCGGCCACACCGAGGTCATCCCGATCCCCGCCAATGCCCGCAGCGTCAAGTTGTCGGTTGTCTGGGGGGTCAAGGCGGGGTCGGGGGTGATCGGCGGCGAGGCCCCCTGCTCGATCACCGACATTACCGGCGTCATCGTGCCCGCTTCTGTCACCGGCTATAGCTATGCGGAGTTTGGCGGGGTCGAGTACCAGGCCCTGAACAGCGGGCTTACAGGCGCAGCCATCCCGACGTCCTGGCCACGCACCTTGGGGGCTACGGTCGGCGACGGGACCATCACCTGGCAGGTGGTGTCGCCGCGTTATGTGCTGCTGGCCACGGTGACGTCGGTGACGGATCGCGCCACCTTCACCATTCAGAATTTAGGTTTTGCGGCGCAGTATTTCCAGTTTGGGGTCTGCAAGTTCATCACCGGCCAGAACGCCGGGAAGGCGATGGACATTGCTGATAACAGCAGCCCTGACGTGCTGACGACGATGTACCCGTTCTTCTACAAGCCTGCGGTCGGCGATCAGTGCCTGGTGGTGGGCTGCGATAAGAAAATCACCACCTGCAACAACAAGTTCGCCAATACGCTCAATTTTCGCGGGTTTCCGTTCATGCCGGGGACGGATCAGTACTTCAAGGTCGGGAGCCCAGCATCCGGGGGAGGAGGCAGCGGTGGACAAAGCTCGTCGTCCAAGTAAACCGGTGACCCGGGCCGAGGTGCTCGCCGCCGCGATGGCGTATGTCGGGGTGCGCTGGAAGTTTCTCGGCCGTGACAAGTCCCAGGGTATCGACTGCATCGGGCTGTTGACCGGGGTGGCGCGGGACCTGGGGTATGCGTTTGAGGAGACCCTGGACTACACCGCGCGGGCTCCCGACCCTGAACCGTACCGGGACTACGTCATCGGCCAGACCGAACCCGGTGCAATTAATTGCATTCGCACCGGGACGATCCTGCTGCTGCGCTCTGGGATGTTTCCGTGGCACACCGGCTTCGCCGTGATGGAGAAGGACGGGCCTCCCCGGATGATCCACGCCTCGATCCGCGCCCGCAAGGTGGTGGTTGACCCACTGAGCCCGCACTACAACAACATCGTCAACGTCAGGGAATTTCCGGGAGTAATCTGATGGAGCTGGGCGTCGCATTTGGTGCATCGGCCCTGATGGGCGGCCTGCTCCCGAAGATCGGGCTGATGGCGGCCGGGGTGGCGCTGCAGTTCCTGTTCTCCAGCAAGAAGCAGCAGTATGTCCAGCGGCTGTCTGACCTCAAGGTGTCGTCCTCGTCGTACGGGCGCGGCATCACCATCTGCTATGGCTCCTGGCGCTGCACTGGCAACATGTTCTGGGCCACCGACATCGAGGAAGTGAAGCACATCGTCGGCAAGAAGGGCAAAGAGAAGGGCGACGGCAAGAAGGGCAACAAGAAGGTCGGCAAGGGCCAGGCCCAGGTCGTCTACAAGTACTATGCCAACTTCGCCATGGGGCTGTGCGAAGGCACGTCGAACGTCAGCGGCAACGATGTCGGGTTCAATGACGGCACCTATAACCCAAACTCGCAGACTTTGATCTCGGGGTTGCTGGGTATGTTCGGCTTGGGTGACCCCAACCGGGAAACCCGCACCGGAGCCCCCATCGCTGGGCTCCTGCGCATTTGGGCCGACAGCAACTGCATCTACAATCAGCTCAACAACCAAGGCGGTTACGACAGCCAGGGCGTCTGGTTTGATCAGGGCTATTACGACGACCACGGCGTGTTTCACCCGGTGGTCAACATCGGGTTCTCGCAGGAGAGCGCTAATTCCGGGGGCAAGAAGGGCGCGAGCGCCAACAAGAAGGCCGACAACGCCGATAGCGGGGCCTTCCAGTTTCGGTTTTATGGCGGCGGTGAAGAACAGGCCAAAGACCCCTTCATGGTCGCACGGTCAGGGGACGCCAACACCCCAGCTTACCGGGGCATGTGCTACCTGTTCTTTGAACACATGCCGTTAATGGATTTTGGCAACCGCATCCCGACCATCACCGCCGAGGTCACCACCGATCTGGTGCGCAACCCGATAATCTCGATGTTTGAGCCGATTTCCGGTGATTATTTTGGTATCCCCGAGGTCGATGCCGGTGCCGGTATCCTGGGCAGTGTTCCGGCACTTTCTGGGGATATGCGTGCGGTGATTGACCCGGCACGCGGGTTGCTGTGCCAGGTGATCAGCTGGAGCCATCCCACCAAGGCCTTGGTCTACGGCGTTCGCACCTGGGATTTCATCCAGGAAAAGGAGATCAGTCGTTTTGAGACCGGCTCGTTTCTCAGCGGGATGCCCTTTCCCCCAGGACCGATATTTGGCCCCGGTGGACCGGTTATTGGGTACACTGGTAACGGCACGTTGGCAGTCGGCGGGGAGCCTTACGTAGACGTCAACGAGCCTTTTACTTTCCAGTATTTTTGCCAATTCATCATAGAATTTGATCCCGTTTACGGGTCGAGTTGGGATACCGGCACTTACGCAGTATTCCCCAAGCAGACGGTGGCGTTGGTAACCCCTGATGATATGGGGTCGATGACGGCTGGGACAGGGTTTCTATCACTCGGTGGCGGGGCTGGCGACGTGCTGCCGATGAATTTCCCCCCCGATATCGGGCCAGAAGTAGGTGGGGTCGGAGCGTGGCTGGTGGCTGCAGGCGGTGGCAGCGCCGGGACCATGTTTATTCGTGACGGCGGCTTTCAAAAGCGCGCGAGAATATGGACGGCTGACGGAGGATTACTGTTCGACACTCCCAAGCTAGCGACGCATCCGGTGTACTGGGACCAGCGCGGCATGGGCCCGGTATGGAGCACCGGAGCCGATATGTTCATCTATCTGGTGTTTGTCAGCGATAATTCGGGATCGGGGCCAGCACAGGGCATCTGGGCCTTCGGCCTCGATGCCACCGGCAACCAGGTCTGGCTACGGCATCTTACCAATGATCTCAACAATACGTATTTCGGACTGCGTTGCGACATTATCCCGGTATTAGCCGGGACCCGGTTCATGTTCCTGAACTATAATGGTGGTGGCACCCAGCTGATCACGATTGACGTCCGCACAGGCTCGTTCACCATCGAAGAATTGCCGGATTACAATTATGATCAGCACCCCGGGCAGAAGGTCGTCGCCAAGCCGGTGGGGCCACAATGGTATCTGGAGAACCTTGGTGGCTTTGTCTATTGGGGCATGATGTACATCGGTGGTGTGCAGAAATGGGGCTGGTACAAGCTGTTTCCCAACAAGTTCGAGCAGCAGAAGGTGTTCGCCAGCGACATCATTACCGATGCCGCCAAGCGGGCGGGGATCGACAGCACCAAGCTGAACTTCACGTTCTTCAACGACAAGGAAATCACCGGGTTCGGTATCGACAACCCGACCCCGGCGCGCAAGATCATCGAAGACCTGGCCTCGCTGTTCTTCTTCGACGCCTGTGAGAGCGACGGGGTGATCAAATTCGTCTCCCGGGGCGGGGCCTCGGCGGTAACGATCACCGAGGATCACCTCGGCATTGTCGGCGGCGAGAGCGGTGGTGGCAACGGCCCGGATGACGCCAACGCCTGCTATGAGGAGACCCGGCACCAGGAGATCGACCTCCCGCAGATGGTGACTGTGTCGTTTGTTGATCCGAAAGCCGATTTCCAGTTGGGGTCCCAGATTTACCGGCGACCGATTTCGCCGATGTCGGTGATGCAGTCCCGGGAAAACCTCGACATCAACGTGCCGGTGGCGATGACCAATGACGACGCCGCCAAAATGGCCGAAACCATCTGCATCGCGGCCTGGAACGAGCGGGTCAACCATAAATACGTGCTGCCGGTCGAGTATCTGGCGCTCGACCCCACCGACGTCATCACCGTGCATCTCGACAACGGTTTGACCATGGTGGACCGCATCATCCAGCAGGATGTCGGGGCCAACCTCGCCCAGGATTTACAAACGGTGTGCCAGGTGCAGCCGTATTACACCGACGTCGTGGTCGCCGAGAACCTGCACAACCCCTACGACCCGGTGGGGACCGGCGCGCAGCCAGGCTCTTCGATCTCGATCCCTGGGCTGCCCGATCCGGTGTCGCAGGCCCTGGTGATGGACGTTCCCCTGCTGGAAGACGCCGACGCCTCGCACATTGGTGGGCAGTGGCCGGTGTACTGGGGCGCAGGGGCCTGGGGTCCCGGGTTTTCCGGGGCCGAGCTGCAGATGAAGACTTCAAACACCGATTGGGTCGGTAAGGGCATCGTCACCGCCGACATGCCGTGGGGCATCGTCAAGAACGTCGTTGCCGCGCCTCCCAACGGGCCGTACGTCCAGGACGACACCACCCAAATCATCCTGGCCCCGCGTTATGACTACGACGCCGCGTTGACCTACGAGTGGCAGACCATTGAAGACGACGTCTGGCCCAACGACAGCAACATGGTGGTGATCGGCGGCGAGGTCATCCTGTTCAAGACCGTGACCTTGAACGACGACCACACCGTGACCTTGAGCAACCTGATCCGGGGGCATCGCGGCACCGAGAACTGGTGCAACGATCACGGCGTCGCGGAGAAATTCCAGATCATCCAGACCGGCTCGACCGGGATCGCGGAAATGGACCCGACCCAGCTGAATGCCGCCATCACCGCTAGGCTCAACACCTTCAGCGTGTTCGGCAACCTCAACCCGGCCGCGACCTTTACGTTCAAAGCCAATGTGATGCGACCCTATGCCCCCAACGACATCGAGCGCAGCGATGACGTCAGCTACAATTCCACCATCAGCTGGCAGCGCCGTACCCGTTACAACGGCCAGATGCAGGACGGCACCGGCACCGTGCCGCTGAACGAGGAGAGCGAGCTGTATCGGGTCTATATTCGCACCACCACGGTCGATCCGCTGACCTTCGACCCCACAGACACGACGCAATATGTCAGAGTGCTCGCTGACGTCACGACCAATAGCGCGGTGTACACGGCTGCGATGAAGGCGACCGATGGGGTGAGCAATACCCAGGCGTTCTACGCGGTGGTGTACCAGGTCTCCAGCAGCGTCGGGGTCGGGTTCCCCGGGGTGTCAAAGAAACTAGAGACGGATCGTCCTGCGTACAGATAGTAGAGATGGCATGCGAAAACCGACACACAAACGTAATGTTGGACGTTTTTGGTCCAAGGTCGATCAAGCAGGCGGCCTTGATAGCTGCTGGCTGTATTTAGGCTCAACTGAACTTAAGCATCCGTACGGGTTATTCTGGCTTAATGGTAGGCAGCGTGTGGCGTCAAACGTCGCTTACGAATTTGCTACGGGCAAGGCGCTGGCACCTGGGGATATTGTGATGCATTCGTGCGACACGCCCCGTTGTTGTAATCCAGAACATCTATCGTGTAGCACTGTTATCGGCAACATAGAAGATATGGTTGCTAAGGGGCGGCAAAAGGGATGCGTTGGTAGCGCCAAACCTACAGCCAAGTTAACTGAGGATGATGTGGTGATTGTTCGTGAGCTTTACGTGCCGCGTCATCCCGAGTTCAGTTATGTAGCTCTAGCTAAAAAATTAGGGGTGTCACCTGACACCATTCGTAAAGCAGTAAGCGGTAAGCACTGGGCGCATGTGTAGTGCAATTAATTGCACTGGGGGCTAAATTGACATGACGGACACTCCTACGCATGAAGAAACCGTGGCACGGTTCTGGTCTCGTGTAGACCAGTATGGGGGTCCTGATGCTTGCTGGCCTTATCTTGGCGCTTTGCACAAGAACACCGGCTATGGACAATTTTGGGCACATGGAAAGAACGTCACGGCACATAAGTTTGCTTTTACGTGCACGAAAGGACCCATACCTGAACGCAAGATGGTTTTGCACGAATGCGACAACAAGCCTTGCTGCAATCCTGGGCATCTGTTCTCTGGCACGCATCAAGACAACATGGATGACATGGTTGCAAAAGGCCGGGTAGTTACTCACAGGGGCGAGCAACACGTTAAATCAAAACTTACCGCAGAAATCGTGCGAGAAGTTCGCGAGATTTACGTACCGCGTGACCCTGAATTTGGCGGCAGGGCACTGGCGCGTAAGTACAACGTCTCTCAGTCAACGATGCAACTCGCGCTTAAGGGCCTTAAGTGGGCCCATGTCGGAAAGGCCGCTTAGCCATGGACACCCCCATACTTGGAATTACCGAGGTCGCACCCAACCAGAACAATAAAGAGACCACGATCAACAACGCCTTCCTGCGTTTGGAACAGGCGTTGAATTCCAGCCTGGCAGTCAGCTTGACCGCTGGGGACGCCACCCTGGTGACCGCCGATTTTCAGTCCAATTTCGCCTTTACAGTGTCGGGGCAGGCTGACGCCACCAAGCATCTGGTGATCCCCAACATCGGCCGGATGTTCGTGGTCAAGAACACCGGGTCGTACAAGGTCAACGTCAAGACCGCGAGCCCCAGCACCACGGTGGACGTGGCGTCGGGATCGACCTGCATCCTGCTCAGCGACGGGGCCAACAAGATTTACATGATCGCCGACAGCGCGGTGGCGGCGCTGGCTGGCACCTTCCTCGGGTTGTCGGACGCCCCTGGATCATATAGTGGGGCGGGCGGCTACATCGTCCGGGTCAACAGCGTCCCCGACGGCCTGGAGTTCCATCAATTGAAGCTGGAGGACACCGCCAACTGGGGCACCCCGGGGGCGAACCAGTACCCGTATTGGGACGGCACCGGGTTTAGTTGGAGCACCGCAGGCGGGGGTCCGGGGGCGGTGAATTTCAAAGACCTCGCCGACGTCCCCGCCGCCTACACCGGAGCGGGAGGCCAGGTGGTCAAGGTCAAGTCCGACGAAAGCGGGCTGGAATTCGGCAGCATCAGCGGCACGATCAACTTCACCGACCTGGCCGGGGCTCCGTCCAGCTACAGCGGCGCGACCAACAAGTATTTGCAGGTCAACGCCACCGAGAACGGGCTGCAGTTTGTGGTGCCGCCGTCGCTGGGCCCGCGCCTGACCATCTTTACCAACGACACCAACGCGGCGTTCGCGGCCGGGACGCTGGCGGGCTGGACCATCGACGTCGGTAGCACCGACAACACGGCGGTCAATCTCGCCGGGAGCCTGCTGCCGTACTCCGACGGCTTTATGTACCAGGACGCCAGTGACACCCACACCGCAGGTCAGATCAGCCGGATTTATGACCTGATCGGCATGGGGGCGACGATCAACGAGTTGGACAGCAACTCGTCGATTGACCTGCCCTGGGCCTTTGCCATGCACACGGCAGGCACCACCGGGTTGATCACGATCCAGGCCCTGACCGATGCCGGGGTGACGCTGGGCTCGGTCAACAGCGGCACGCTGAGCAGTACGCTGGATACCTGGACCTACGGTTCTCTGCATTACGATCTGCCTCCGGGGACCCGTAAGATCAAGGTGATCGTGGCCTCGTCCTCGTCTGGGACCGGGATCGGGGCGTGCTGGGACAACCTTGATCCCCAGCTCAACGTCTACGAGGATGCGGAGTTCATTCAGCTCACCGATTGCCCTGCCAGCTACACCGGGGCGGCAAACTATAGCGTGCGGGTCAAAGCCGACCTCAGCGGTCTGGAATTCAAGGCGATTAAGTTCACCGACAACACCGACGCCCCCAGCTCCTATAGCGGACAGGCCGCCAAACTGGTGCGGGTCAACGCCGGGGAGACCGCGCTGGAATTCATCCTGGCGGCGCTGGACAGCCTGGATGATGTCGTCATCACCACCCCAGCGACCGGGCAGGGGTTGTATTACGACGGGGCGCATTTCGTTAATGGCGACTACTTTTTAAAGCTGTCGGGAGGGACACTCACCGGCCCGCTATTCCTCGACGCTGATCCTACGCTGGCTCTGCACGCCGCGACCAAGCAGTACGTCGATAGCGTGGTCTCCGGCTTCACCCCCAGCACGGCGGTGTTCGTCGCTTCGACCGGCAATCTGACGCTGTCAGGGGAGCAGACCATCGACGGCGTGCTCACCAGCAGCAGCCGCGTCCTGGTCAAGGATCAGGACACCGCTTCGGAGAATGGCGTCTACATCAGCAACGCCGGGGCCTGGACCCGGGCGGTGGACGCCAACACCTGGAGCGAGCTGCTCGGCTACTTCGTGTTTGTCGAAGAAGGTACCGTCAACCAGGGCAGCGGCTACGTCACCAAGATCGCCGCCACTGGCACGGTCGGTACCGACAGCATCACCTTCGTTAAGTTTTCCCAGTCCTCGGTGATACCATTGTCGGGACTGTCGGACGTCAGCGTCACCGAAGGCGCGGGCATCGACGGTTACGTGCTGTACTGGAACAACGGCACCAGCAAATGGCAGGCCAAGGTATTGCCGACGCTCGGCACCTCGGCCTCGCACGACATCATGTCGTCGGGGGATTACCGGGCCAACACCTCTGGCAAAGTGCTGACCCCGGACGGGGTCTGGGGCGATGCCAACACCGTGGTCTTGACCGACGCCACCACGGTGGGGATGGACTTCAGCAGCTTCATCAACGCCATGCTGACCGGCACCTCGGGGGTCGGCGGCTCGCGCACCCTGGGGGCGGCCAGCAACGCCAAGGTGGGCCAATCCGGGGTGATCGAATGGTACCCGGTCACGGGCGGGGATACGCTGATCATCCCCACGGCGTCGAGCTACGTCGCCGCAGGCGGGGTCTCGACCCTGACGCTTTCGACCACCAACGGGGTCCGCGACATCATCGCCTACACGGTTCTCAATGACGGCAAGATACTGCTGTCGGTGCAGCAAGGATTGAGCGCGTCATGATCCCAGGCAACTTGAACCAAGCGGTGCTGGTCCCCGGAGAGGGCGGCGGCATCGATCCAGGCGGCGGGGACACCGGGGCCAACTCCGGCCTGAAGTACTGGTTCAACGGGCTGCCGTACAACGGCAAGCGCGTCGCCACCCCGTCGGGTGGCTTGAAATTCTGGTTTAACGGGTTACCCGACAACATGGGGCTGAAATAATGGCTGTACTGATCGCCAATGCCGATGGTAACTTGACCGGAGCAAGTACGTTCGCTGCCACGGAGGTCGGGGCTAACGCGCAGGCGCTCGTGCGCAACAGCACGGCGACGTTCGCAGCAGCGTCGTCGTCTACATCGTCTAGCTTCACCGTGACCAGCGGTAAAGTCATAGATGCGGTGTTGCTATGGCTGTCAGCTGCAGCGGGGGTGACTGGTACTTTTAAGGTCGATCTGCAAAAGGGTGGGGTGTCGCAGGCCAGCGTCACCGTCAACAAGTCCGACCTTCCCGACAGCACGAACGCGATCCCAGTGCCGGTGCTGTTCAAGCTGAGCAGCACCGCGACTGGTGACGGAGGTTCGAATTGGACAATCGTCGTTACGACCACTGGCACCGGGACTGTCACTTATAACCGCGCCACGTCCACGACGGCTAACTTCACACGCGCGCTGCGCACCACGACCGCCGCAACCCCCGCCGCTGGTGATGATTTGTTCGTCGTTGGTGAATTGACTGGGGCGGGCACGCACAACAGTCGCGCCGTGACGATGGATAGCGCGGCGGCGACCGCCTACGGTAACGGCAGCGTCAACTCGACCACGGTGGCTGGAGGTCTGATCGCGGTCAGCAACTACGGCACCTTGAGCTACGGCACCAGCGCCGCCACCAATTACATCCTCCGTGCCGCCGCTGACTTGAACGTCTACCAGTATGGCACCCTGAACATTGGCTCCAGTGGGGCCGAGATACCACGCAGCTCGACGGCAGTGCTGGAGTTCCAGCTAGTCTCGGCGGATGGGGACTTTGGGTTGCAGTGCCTCGATAATTCTGTGGTCAACATTGCAGGGTTGTCGCGCACCTCCGGCAAGAACGTCGTCAAGTGCAAGCTGACGGCGGATGTAGCATCTAATGGGATAGCTACGGGAGCAGGTTCTGTTACCAATGGCACGGGAGCCGTGAACTCGGTTGGTGCGGATGGTCTTTCCCTATTCGCTGTTGGTTTTCTTGAGAACACGACTAACGCCACGCACGGTATTGTATTTCTCGCGGATAACAACACGAACACGGTAACGGTCTGGTTAGCCCGAGGGAGCGGGACTAATAACCGTTACGTTCGCATCACGATGGGCGATGCTACCGTCTTGAGCAGCGTCGCTAACGGCTTCTATGCAGACATTGATTTGCAGGCAGGTACCATCGGTACGGCTACTGCGATTGGGACCGGGACAGCCACGAGTGCCTCGATAGTGCCAGTGGGCGGGGGTTACGTTGTCAAAATAACGGGCAAGATCAGTTCGGGATCGCCGTCTATACCACGTCTTCTGATCAATGCATGCTCTGCGGCCGGGGTAACGAGTTACCCCGGCTCCAATACACAATCCTTCGTGTGGGACCATCTTGCCATCGTCAACACGTCGTCAATTTCAGATACCACATTCAATGTCGATACCGACACAGGGTGGCTCAGCGGTGACGCGATTTGTGTGGCGTCCACCACAAGAACTGCGTCTGAATGCGAAATTTACCCAATTAACGCTAACGCAGGAGCGTCGTCGCTGACCAGTGCGCTATACCCCTTCAGCATATCAGTATCAACGCACTCCGGTACCTCACCGACGCAGGCCGAGGTCGGGTTGCTGACCCGCAACGTCAAGATCAGGTCCACGTCCTCGACGCTGATGACTTACGTTTACATTACCGCCACGGCGATGTTCACCGCGTCATGGGCTGAGTTCTATTACATTGGGGCCAACACCACCAAGAAGCGGGGCATCGAGATTGACGACGCGTCGAGCGGCACAGCCGGGGCTAGGAGCATCACCTATTGCTCAATTCACGACTGTGATGTCCTCGGCGTTTATTTGAACAGTGGGAATTCGCTGAACCTGACGTTCTCTAACAATGTGTTGTGGAACAGCAAATCAGGTTCGTTCCTGACTCTTAGTGGGTCTATCGTCTTAGGTGATTATATATTCGACAATAACTTGGTAATGTTAGCACCTTCAGGGCATTGTTTCGCGCTCGCAGACGCGTCTGGTGTGGTCACCAACAACACGGCCGTCGGTGCTGGATCAATCAATGGCGGGTTCAATATCTCAAGTGGGTCGATCATAGGCACGTTTAGCGGCAACACGGCGCATTCCTGCACGGCGTACGGTTGCATAATCAGTGCGAGCGGGTTAGCCGGGACCGTAGATGCGCTGACGGCTTATCGGAATAATTCCTACGGCGTCTTTCTCCTGGCCGACCCTGCGTATGATCTCGTATTCAACGACCTCGTGCTGTTCGGCAATCGGGGCTCGTCCAGCGCAAACTTCACCCTTGGTGGAGGTGATGCAGTTAACATCACCGGAAATTCCGTGATCGCTGGAGACGCGACGTTCTCAACTTCCTACGGGGTCTATAACTCAAGTACCTGGACTTTGCTGCAACTGAACCTGTCGAATGTGGATATGTCGGGTGTCGGTACGGGGTTAGCCCCCCATGACACGAGTGATTTTCTCCTAGCTAATAATTCACTAATGCCAATAGAAGGGCAACTTCTTAACTGCAAGTTTGGTGCTCCATCTTTGTTGGCGGGTAACAAAGCACACTGGTCGAAGAATTCTTACCTGAACATCCAACGCTACAACCAGACCAATGGTGACCACCGTACCGAAATGACCTACGGGCAGCTCAAGACCGACAGCGTGATCTACAGCACGGCTGCGCCGTCGATGCGGATGACCCCCAACAACGCTTCCAACAAGCTAGCCAGTGCGCCAAAGCGTAAAGGGGTGCTGGTCCCGGTGGCCTCGGGGGCGGCTGCGTCGGTCTCGGTCAAGGTGCGCAAGTCGGTGTCCGGGGACGGGGCCGCCTATAACGGCAATCAGCCACGCCTGATCCAGCGTGCCAATCCGGCGCTTGGGCAAAACAATGACGTGGTGCTGGCCACGGCCTCCGGGTCGGCCGGGTCATTCGAGACCTTGTCGGCCTCGACTTCAGTCCCCACCGATGACGGCTGCTTCGAGCTGATCGTGGACTGCGACGGCACCGCAGGGTGGGTGAACGTAGATGACTGGGCCTAAGTGCAATTAATTGCACTGGCCCGAAAATCGTCGGGTGGTCAGGTTGTAGACCACACTTATGCACAGCACTGGTAGTTCCCCGGGAATACTCGTAAAGCATGTACGGGCGATCTCGGGGGCTTGGTCGTGGCAGTGCTGCAACAATATGATCTTGACGAACGCGGGGTAGAGTTCATCGCCGGGTGGGAGCAGTTTGTCCCCTGGGTCTACGACGACTTCGCCAAGATGGTGCGGATGAAGCTGAACGGCAAGAGCGTGCTGATCCCGCCGCGCTGGAAGCCGGGATCCCCGGTCAAAGGCACCTTGACCTTCGGGTTCGGTCACACCGACGCCGCCCGGCATCCGATGAAGTGCAAGGACCTGCTGGCGCGCGGCACCGACCTCACGCTGCAGGACGCCTACGACATCCTGCACACCGATCTCCAGCAATGCATTGCCGACGTCAATAAGCTGCTCAAGGTCCCGGTCAACCAGTCCCAGTTCGACGCGCTGGTGTCGTTGTGCTTCAATATGGGCACCCCGAACATGCGCAAGTCGTCGGTGATCGCCAAGCTGAACCGGGGCGACACTGCGGGGGCCTACGCCGCGTTCGACCTCTACGTCCACTCCAAGGGCAAGTTCATGCAGGGGCTGCAAAACCGGCGGGATGCCGAGCAGCGCCTGTGGGCCAAGGACGGCGCGAAGATGCTGGCGGTGGTGACGCCCCTGGACGTGGTCCCGGACGATGGGGCCCAGGATGGGGACCCCCAGGATGTCCTGCCGCCTGTCAAGACCAATCCGGTGCCGGTGCCCGATCAAGACGTGTTTGTCGCGACCCCGAAGGCGGTGGACGCGGTCAAAGCCAAGCCGATGGTGAAGTCGAAGATCGGCAACGCTCAGATCGCCACCGGGGCGTTGACGGTTACAGGGGCGGCGGGCTCGGTGGTCAAGAGTGTGTTCGACACCGGGACCGGGGCGGTGGAGCACGTCACCGATGTCGTCAACCAGACCGGCCAGGTGGTCAGCCAGGTTAAGACGGTGCAGGAAAGCCTCCCCGACCCCAGCACGTTGCATAGCATCCTGAACTTCCTCACCGACCCGGTGGTGGTCGCGGTGATTGGTACGCTGACGGTGTGCTTGTGCGCCTTTGCCTGGTGGGAGCGTCGCCGCCACAGCGCGGAGGGAGACTTCTAGCCATGTTGGAAGCCTTCCTGCTGCTGCCGGGCTGGGTCAAAGGGGCGCTGATCGCCGGGGTCAGCTCGCTGGTGCTCGGGGGCACGCTGGGCTACCGGCTGGAGAAGGCCTTCAGCGACGCGCGCTGGGCCAATGCCAAGACGGTCTCGCAGCAGCACACCATCGCGGTGCTGCAGGATCGCGCCCGGGTCATCAACGATGCTGCCAATGACGACGCCGCCCGGGCCACCCAAGCTCAAATCGCACTTGAAAAGACGAAGGAGCAGCGCGATGCGCTGGCACAGCAAATTGCGGATGGCCCCTGTCTTGATGACGCTGCTACTGGCCGGTTGCGCCAGTTCTGGGGGCTTGGAGCACCTGCAGTCCCCGAAACAGGACCCCATAGCCACCGTTGATCTACCACCCGTACCACAGGACATCAAAGCATGCTTCAGTGCGAAAGTGGGACCATTGCCGGAAGGCAAAACTTCGGCACAGGCGGCGGCTCTGAAGATCGCCGAGCTGAAGCAAGACAACGACGCCAAAGCCCGCTGCGGCGAGAGGCTCGTGTGTTGGATCGAGGACATCGAGCGGGGACTAGCTCCCCCAGCGCACAAGCGGAAGGTGGCCCCCGAATGCAAGGTGATGACAACCAGGTAACCGCCGCCACCTTGACTGAGATCAAGGTGATGGTGGCGCGCATAGAAGAGCGCCAGATTGCCAGCCAGAAGCATATGGAGAAGATGGCGACCTCGGAACGTGTCGAGGGGCTGGAACAGGACATCACCGGCAAGGCCGACGAGAGCAAGTACAAGGCGCTGGACGAGCGGGTCAAAAAGATCGAGGGCAACCAGACCTGGTTTGGCCGCTTGATCTTCGGGGCCATCTTTCTGGCGATCCTCAATATGCTAGGACTGGGCAGCAAGCTGCTGGGGATGCACTGACGTGCAATTAATTGCATCCCCACTTTAATTCTGCTGTAAACCCTCTATAATCCACCAAATCACCTAAATACCACATAGCCAAGGAGGGCACTGGGTGAAAAAGCCTGTCAACGCGCGCAATATCGGCAATCTGTGGACCTTGGAAGAGTGCAACCAGTTGCGCGACGAGGTCCGCGCGGGTCGCGGTCTGCAGGATATTGCCACTATCCACGGCCGCACCGTTTACGGGATAATCAGCAAGATGGTGTCGCTCAACATGCTCGTTGAGCGCGGCTGGAAGTACTATTTGGTTAAGGACGAGAAGCCCTGGGTGACCTCAGAAGAGGTCAAGAAGATGTACGAGGGCAATGATGACTAGATCGGCCGATTGCAAGTGCGAGAGCAACTTCACCTGCGGCTACTGTCTGCGCAACGCCAAGCCGTGGCTGTTCACCCCCACACCAACCAAGCAGATGTTCTGGGCGTATATTGAACGCTGCAAGCGAGAAGAGGGCAAATAATGAAGAAACTGGCGATGAAGCAGAAGTGGTTGGAGATGCTCCGTGGGTAGACACCCGGGGGACAAGATCGTTGGCTGGTCCCCAGACGAATGCGAACGGCTGCGCCGCGAGATCAAGGACGGCGTGCCGCTACAGGACATCGCCGCAGCCCACGGCCGCAGCGTGCTAGGCATCATCAACAAGATGCTGGTGCTGGGGATCGTGGTCCACCGCGATCACAAGTACTTCATGGTGGCTGAGCAACCGTGGGCCACGGTAGACGACATCAAAAAACTGACGGGGAGAAAATGAACAACCGTATCAAGACCATGATCGAGGCCCAGCTCCCGCTGGTGGGGTTGACCACGCGGGACACCATCAACCTGCCCGAAGTGATCCACCACCTGACCGGCAAGACCCCGATCCAGTTCAGCGACATGAAGGGGGCCAAAGAGGGCTCGGTGATCGTCTATGTCATTCCGTTCGGCACCAAGATTTCGGCGATGCCGGATATGAACGACCTCTACAAGCTGATGCTGACCAAGTCGCTGACCTGCCTGGTGATTAACCCCCCGGAGATTTACGACCCGATGTTTAATGGCGGCGAGCTGGCGACCCCGAAGGACTTGATCGAGGAGCTGCTGGTCCAGGTCACCGACGACAAGCCGAAGTCCAAGAACCTGATGACGGCGCTGGGCGGGGTGACCATCAAGGAGGCTATGGAGCTGTCCAAGCTGACCATGGTGCGGGACAGTAGCCTGACCCAGCAGGGCCTGGTGGAGACCCGCAGGACTTATTTCCAAGGCCATCAGGGCCTGACCCTGGTCGAGACCAAGCAGGAGTTCTACGAGCCGCACCCGACCCTGGCCGAGTACATCACC